AGACCGGCGACCAGGAAGAGCTGACCATGGCCCTGCGCCGGCTGGAGTCGCTGTACGCGGTCGTCTTCTCGTTCGGCGGCATACCGCTCATCTATATGGGCGACGAGCTGGCCCTGCGCAACGACCCGCGCTGGGCCGACGACCCGGCGCACGCCGACGACAACCGGTGGATGCACCGCCCGCGGATGGACTGGTCCCGGGCCGGCCGCCGCCAGGACCCGGAATCGGTGGAGGGCCGCGCGTTCGCCGCCTTGCGCGGGCTGGTCACGGCCCGCCGGTCACTGCCGGCCCTGCGCTCGGGCGGGGCGACCGAGATCCTCCCCACCGGCAACCGCAGCGTGCTGGGTTACCGGCGGGCCCACCCGCGCAGCGGCGCATTCCTGTCGCTGACCAACTTCAGCGACGTCGCCCAGCAGGCCGACGCCGGGGTCATCGCCCGGGCCGGGCTGCGCTCACCCCGGCACGCCCGCTCGACCGCCGGGGAACTGGCGATCAGCGGTGACCGGATCGAGCTGCCCGCGTGGGGCTTCGTCTGGCTCGCGGACGGCTGAGGCCCCCAGTTGAGGACCCGAATTGAGGCCCCGAGTTGAGGCCCGGGCACCTGAGCCGGAAGCAGGCCGGGGGACGACGCGTCCGGTGGTCAGGTGCCCGGGGGCCAGGGTGCCGGCCGGACGAGCCGGCCGTCGCGTAAGGAGGCCGCCCACGAGGCGACGCCGAGCGGCCTCCCCTGCCGCTATGCAGTCCCCTCCCGTTGCACAGTGGCTACGCGGCCCGCTCCAGGGGAACCGCTACATTAAAAATCAGTTCCCCTGGGAGCGGACTTCGGCTGTACGCTACTTGGCGTACAGACTGTTTGGTCACCACCGGACAGTATACATTTACTGGCCCACAGATCAAGCGTTCCGCCGCAGTCAAGACAGTGCTAGTAAAAAAACAGCGCTAGTTAAAACAGCGCTAGTTAAAACAGCGCTAGTTAAAACAGCGCTAGTTAAAACAGAGGCGGCATGGTCCCGCGGACGGAGGTGAGTGGGCTGGCGGCCAATGAGGCTCCGGAGCAGGACCTCAACCCGCTGCAGCGGCTCATCCGCCAGCGGATGCAGGAGCAGGGCTGGTCGTACGGCGACGTGGCCAAGCGGGGCGGCCTGCCCCGGTCCACCGTGTACACCCTGGCCACGACCCGGAACCTGGCCCGGCCGCCCCGGCCCGCCACGCTCAACGGCCTGGCCTGGGGCCTGGACCTGCCGGTCGCGGTGGTGCGTTCGGCCGCGGCCGAGTCGACCGGTTTGCACTACTACGACGACGAACTGGGCGGGGCGGACGCCGTAGGCGACCCGGGACGGGACCTGCTGATCGCCAGCATCGACGAGCTGAGCCCGGAGGACCGCCAGCACGTCCTGGCCCTGGTGGAGTCGCTGCGCAAGAAGACGGACGCCGGGCGCCCCGGCCGCACGTCGCCGGACGGCTGACCTTCACCCGCGGGCTAGCCTCCTCCCCACGATCCGGCCGCGGCGCCGCAGTTCGATCCCGCCAGCCAGCCGGGGGGTCCGGAAGACCCAGGCACCCGGCCCGGAGGCGGGCTGGTTAGGTTGCCTCCGGTGTCCGGGTGCCCGGGAGCCAGGGTCATCGGCTTGCTCTTCCCTCACGTACGCACCGGGGAGCGGGAACGGGAGGCCGCCCACGCCGGGTGAGCGGCCTCCCCGCCCGCTGTGCACTCCCCTCCCGTTGCGCAGCGGGTGCTTGGGCCAGGCTGGCGCCTAGAAGCCGATGCCGTTGCCGATTGCGGACACGCTCGCGGACTGGCCGCCGAAGTTGATCCGGGTGATCTCCTGTGAGCCATCCGTGCTGTACGCTTCGTAACGTACAAACTGTTTGGTCGTGACCGAACAATATACGGATCAGCACTGGGACGCAAGAGCGTGCTGTGCAATCTCGTTGAGCACGGTGCGGTTCCCAGCGGAGCGGAGGTGGGTGCACTGGCGGTCACGGGTGTCCCGGGGGATGAGCGGCATGAAGTTCCGGAAGGTGCGCAGGCCCCGGGCGGCGGCAGCCTGCCGCGCAGCCCCGCCCGGGATCCGGCGCCGGACGGTAACCCGCTGCAGCGGCTGATCCGGCAGCGGCTGGACGAGCGGGGCTGGTCCTACGGCGACGTGGCCAAGCGCGGTGGCCTGCCCCGGTCCACGGTGTACACGCTGGCCACGACCAGGAACCTGGCCCGGCCCCCACGCCCGGTGACGCTGAACGGCCTGGCCTGGGGGCTGGACCTGCCGGTTTCCGTCGTCCGGTCCGCCGCCGCCGCGTCCACTGGACTGCACTACTACGACGACGAGCCGGCCGCCCCGGAACCCGATCCCGAGGGCGATCAGGAGCGCGAGCTCCTGATCGCCAGCATCGACGAACTGACCGCCGATGACCGGCGGCACGTCGCGGCCCTGGTGGAGTCGCTGCGCAGGAAGGCGGCCGTGGAGCATCCCGGCCGTTAACCACGTCTTCCCCTTTGCTCGGTCACGAAGGCTCCCTCACTGGTGCCCTGGTCCAGTGGGCTCACTGGTTCATGGGCCAGTTGGCGGGCAGGCCGAGCTGCTCGGCCAGCCTGCCGTAGTGCCCCTCGGGCAGGACCAGGCGGGCGACGCGCAGGATGTCCGCCGGGTCCCCACCCGGAGGGCGCAGCACGCAGATGGTGTCGTCCTCCTTGTTGCGGGTGACGACGAGGCGGTCGTGGTCGGCCATGACGATGCGGGCCGGCTCGATGTGGCCCTCGTGCGCAGGAACAGGCATGACGGGAATCTCCGAGACAGAGCTGTCGAGGGGTGTGGCCTGGGTGGCCTGATGGGGTGGGAGGACCGGGCCGGCTTGATGCGGCTCGAGGGCTAGGCCGGTCGGATGGGGTGGCGGGGCCGGGGTGACGCCGCGACGGCGCCGGCCACGCCAGGCCAGCAGGAGCAGTTCGGCCGCGAACGCGACCAGCGCGAGCACCACGACCGCGAGCAGCACGCTCTTCAGCCACGACGGCATACCGGAACTGGCGTGCGACTGCGGTTGCGGGTGGCTTGGATGAGCCACCGGCGGGGAGGCCGGGGCCGGACTCGCGGGCTGGGTAGACGGGCGCGGCTGGACCGGGGCCGGACCTTTGGCGGCCGGGTTTCCGGAGGCTGAACCACTGCCGGGCGAGGTCACCGGGCTGGGGATGGTCAGCCGGATTCCAGCGTGAACGGCGTCGGGGTCGGCGCCGATGGCCGAGCGGTTGGCCGCGTACAGGGCAGGCCAGCCGCCACGGACACCGAACCGGGCCGTAATCGCGGACAGCGTGTCCCCGGCCGTGACCGTGTACCGGACCGGCGTGACCGGACCGGGCACGTGCAGGACCACACCCACGTTCAGGGCGTTGGGGTCGGGGCCGATCGCCGGCCGGTTGGCCGCATACAGAGCAGGCCAGCCGCCACGGACACCGAACCGGGCCGCGATGACCCACAGGGTGTCGCCACGCTGAACGGCGTAGGTGCGGGCCGGTGCGGTTGCCGCCGGACTGGTCGTGGCCGGTCTGGCCGGGGCCAGATTGGCGCTAGTGGCCGGGGCCGTGGTGCTGGCCGGGGCCGTGCTGGCGGCCGGAGCCGCCGTGATTGATGTCAGTGCCGCCGAAGCTGGCCGGATGGCCGAGTGGGCACTGGTGACGCTGATGTTGGTCGTGCGGAGACTGACCTGGGCCAGATGTTCGGGTCTGCCCTGACCGGCGGAAGCTACGGCCGCCGGCAAGATGGTCCAGGCCAGCACAACGCACGCGAGCTTGAGCCACGCACGCATGGTGCTGTCACTTTCCTTCCAGGGAGATCAGCGCCGGGCGTTACGGGCCGGGCGCCGTCAGGGATGAAGCGGCTGGAAGGAAGCGACTTACGCGGGTGGCACCTCCGGCAGGAACGATCGCCAGATGGCCTTGGCGCCCTCAGTACGGACGCGCCGCACCACGGTCAGGGTGCGGGAAGTGATCCGGTCCTGGGCGGCCCGGCCGGACAGCGTGTGGCCGCCACCGCCGGCGCCACCGGTCGAACTGCCGCCGCTGGACCCGCCACCGGTACCTGGGCCACCGGCCACCGGCACCCGGGGCGTCGCCGGCGACGGCGCCCCCGGGACGTCTGCGGCCGACGCGGCCGCGGCTGAGCCGGACGAGCTGACGGTGAGGGTGGCGACGGCGTTGGCGGCGGAGGCGGAGGTGATGCTGGACGGGCCGGCGGCGGCCGCAACGGACGGGCGGGCCACCGGGCTGGACATCGCAGCGGTCGATGAAGCTGAGGCGGCCGAGGTCGGCAGCGACGCGAGCGTCTGCGTCGCAGTGGCGGCCGTCCCGGTAACTGGGGCCAGCGCGCCGGTCGCCGAAGACACGACCGGCGTCAGCGCGGTGGCCACCGGGGCCAGGCTCACGGTCACGCTGGTCAGCGTCGGCGCGAGCGCCCCAGTCACCGGGGCCAGCGTCCCGGTCACGGCGGTCAAGGTCGGCGCGAGCGTGCCGGTGACCGGGGCCAGCGTCCCAGTCACAGTGCTCAGCGTCGAGGCCAGGGCGCCGGTGACCGGGGCCAGGGTCCCAGTCACAGTGCTCAGGGTCGGCGCTAGCGCACCAGTCACCGGGGCCAGGGTCCCAGTCACAGTGGCCAGGGTCGGCGCCAGCGCACCAGTCACCGGGGCCAGGGTCGGCGCGAGCGCGCCCGTCACGGGGGCCAGCGTCCCAGTCACGGACGACAGCACCGGGGCGAGCGAACCGGTAACCGGGGCCAGCGTCTGGGTGAGCGGAGCCGCCGCCTCGGTCACCGAGGCGAGGACGGGTCCGATCGCTCCGGTCACCGGAGCCAGGCTCGCGGTCACGTCGGTCACCGTTGGCGCCAGTGTGGTGGCCACCGGAGCCACCGCCCCAGTCACGGCGGTCAGCGTCGGCGCGATCGTGCCGGTGACGGGAGCCAGCGTCCCGGTCGCGGCGGACAGCGCGGCAGTAGCGGGGGCCAGCGCGCCCGTGGCCGGAGCCACCGCCTGAGTCACGGTGGACACCGCGGGCGCCACCGTCCCGGTCACGCTGGAGGTCACCGGAGCCACCGTCGTGGTCACCGCGGAGACCGCCGGCGCAACACTGCTGGTGACGGGGGAGACGGTCGGCGCCACGCTGCTGGCGACCGGAGCGACCGCGCCGGCCACGCCGGACACCACCGGGGCGACCGAACCGGTGGCGGAGCCGAGCGCCCCGGCGACCGGAGGCAGCCCGGCCGAGGCGACGCTGGCGGCCTGGGCGGGGGCGGTGGCGTGGGTGACAGCCGAGGTGATTGGGGCGGCCGCGTTGGAGATGGCTGCGGGCCGGGAAGCGGCCGGGGCGACGACGGACGGCGCCGAGGTGGCCAGCGAGCCCGCGGCGTGGACCGAGCCGCTGGGGCTGGCCGCAGCCGGGGCAATCGCGGAGGCCGCGCCCGACGGCACGGAGGCCGAACGGGTCACGGCGGACGCGGCCGAAGTGGCCGGGGAGCCCGCAGCGTGAGGAGCGTCGTTCGGGCCGGAGGCGGCGGAGGCCGGGGCGACAGAGGTGGAGGGCGCGGACGCCGCCCGGGCTGACGACGAGGCCGGAGCGGAGGCCGGCTTGGCCGCGCTGCTGACCGGGCTGGGCGCGGGCGCGTTCGCCGCGTGGGTGGCCGCGGAGCCTACGGTGTGGACCGTGGAACCGGCGGTGTGGGCCAGGCCGGACGGCGCGGCGGCGGTAGACGCCAGCGGGGCGGAGCCGGTGGTGCTGGAGCCGGACGTGGCTGGGGCGACCTGGGTGGAGCGTCCCGTAGACGTTGAACTGGCCGACGGGGCGGCCGAGCCGGCCGAGAGGACGGGGGCCGCGGCCGACGTCACCGGCTCGGCCGGGGTGGAGTTGCCCTGCGTCGGGGCGCTCTGGGACCGGCTGGACGATACCGGCGCTGACGGCGATGCGGCCGGAAGCGAGGTTGGCGTCGGAGCCGAAGCCGAGGTGGAGCCGTTGGCCGAGCTCGCGCTGCCCGTCGAGCCCGAACCGTCCGTCGAGCCTGAGCCACCGGCCGAGCCCGAGTGCCCGGCCGAAGCCGAGCCGCCGGCCGAGGACCCGCCGCCGGCCGAGCCCGATCCACCCGCCGGGGCGGTCGACTGGGCGCGCGTCGACTGGGTCGAGGACGCTGAATCCCCGTGCGAGCTGGACGATCCTACGGGGCTGGCCTGCGACGATGCGCCCTGGGTGACGGCTGAGGCGACCGAGCCGACGGTCTGCAGGGCGCTCGCTGAGCCGGAGGCGCCCGCGGCGGAGGAGGACGCCGACGGGGTGGTGTCGGCGTGAGCCTGCTGATGCGAGAAGAGCACCAGGATGATCAGAATTCCGGCAGCCAGCAACCCGGCTTGCACCGCTCGGCGAGCGATGCCGCGCAGGACTGCGTGGGCCACCAAGGTGCTCCCAACGTTGGGAGGCGCATTTACGGAGTTACCTTTTCACCATGCTTGCCCTTTTATGCATGAAGAACTCGATTTATTCGACATTAAGCGCCGAGCAGGTTCGCATGGATCAATAAACCAGGGCATAACGACCTGACCTGCGGAGACGCGGATGATCTCGACGCGGGCGGCCGAGGCGGTTACTGTCTTTAGGTTACTGATGCGTAGCTTTGGGACGGGTGAGGGCCGGATGACTGAGCACGTGGATGTGCTGATCGTGGGGGCCGGGCTGTCCGGGATCGGGGCCGCCCACCAGCTGCAGCGAGCGTTCCCGCGACGGACGTACGCGATCCTTGAGGCCCGGGACGCCATCGGGGGGACCTGGGACCTGTTCCGGTACCCGGGGGTGCGCTCGGACTCGGACATGCAGACGCTCGGCTACCGCTGGCGGCCGTGGACCGGGGCCAAGGCCATCGCGGACGGACCCTCGATCCTGCAGTACGTCCGGGACACGGCGGCCGAGTCAGGCGTCGATCGCCACATCCGGTTTGGGCTGCGGGTGAACCGGGCGTCCTGGTCCAGCGCGGACGCGCGGTGGACGGTGGAGGCCAGCCCGGTCGCGAGCCAGGACGGCGGCCAGCCCGCCAGCAACGGGAGCCCCGGGGTTGCCGGTGGGACTGGTGGGACTGGCGCGACAGGTGGTGGCAGCGGGGCTAACGGTGGCGGGGCCGCCGGTGTCGGCGGGTCTAACGGTGACGGTAGGGCGGCCGGTGTTACTGACGCTACCGCCAGCACCTCGGGCACCTCGGGCACCTCGGGCACCTCGGGCACCTCAGGCACCGTGAGCTTCACCTGCAACTTCCTGCTCGTATGCACGGGGTATTACCGGTACGACCACGGGTACCAGGCCACTTTGCCGGGGATCGAAAACTTCGGCGGTCGGGTGGTGCACCCGCAGCAGTGGCCGCAGGACCTGGACTACGCCGGGAAGCGGGTTGCGGTGGTC